AATTGAAAACCAAAGCCTATTTGGGACTCCTGATTTATTGGGCTATAATATTAATAGCACCTTTTTCACAGTAGAACTTAAAGTTGCAAGTGGCAGCAAAGCTCGCTTGTCCCCTCACCAAATTTCATTTCATATCCTACACCCTAAAAACTCTTTCGTGCTTGTGGAGTGGAAGGGTAAACACTTGTTGTTTGAAGGCAAGCAAACGCTTGCGCTTGTAGATTCTTCGTTGTCATCGCTTGATCCTATAGTTGATTCGCTTGAAGATTGTGTAAAATATTTGTCTAGCTTATAGGTTTATTCTTTTTCTAACTTTTTGTACTCATCATACATTTTTAAACCAAAGTCATAACCTTGTTTGTAATAGTATAAATTCTCGTGCCAATCAGACGCATAACCTTCTAACAAAGCGTCAGCTACACCATCTTTAAATGCGCTTAATTCTTTTTCTTTTTTCTTACGCTCATACGCTTGCGCCTTATTCTTACTATCTCGATAGTCGTGTCCATCATCTCGTTGTGTCATAACTTATCCTTTCTGCTCGCTCGCTTGTTCATTATTATAATAATGTCCGTATCCTACGTAGTCTTCTATAATCTCGCCCGTGTCCACATCTTCTCTATACACTTCCATATACTTACAATTAAGACACTCTAAAATATAACCTTCTTCGGTATCTTTAAAAGTTTCTTGGTACCCTTTACCGTCTTTACATTGGGTACAATCCCAATCTTGCACAAATCCGCTCATATTATCCTTTCTGCTCGCTCGCTTGTCGCTTGAGCTTGTCGCTTGTTAGTTTTAAATATAGTGGGCTGGAGATGATCAACTGTTACACTCCGTGCACCAGCCCCGCTATATATCCGCACAAAATTAAACATCTTGCACAAATCCTTTAATATGTTTATTTTTATTACAAAATTTTTTTAACCTACAATAAAATTTTATTGATCGTTTATTAGCTTTAATTAAACTTTTATATTGTTTAAATAATTTTTTACTTTTTGAAATTCGTTCCGTTGAATCCAAACAATGTAATATAAATTCATTTAACATTTTTATTCTGTCTTTATGATTATAATACGCAAGATCTTTATATATAGCCCCGTCTCGTTTTTTGTAATGCTCGTAAAATATATTAGACATCTTGCACAAATCCCGTATTGTCTTTTAACGCCCGTCCTTTAGCATATAAACCAACTATTACATTTTTTGGGTCATTAAATCTTAAGTCAGATTTATCACCATTAAAAACTTTATAATTTAAAAATCTTTTTGGAAGTTTTTTTGATCTAAAAACGGCGCTTATATTTCCGCCACGTTTTAATATGTCAAGCGCTTGCGCCTTGTTATCCTCATTTAAACTATAAGTTAAATGATAGTTTTTTGGATATTCACCGTTAACATATTTAAAAGCCCGTTTATAAATTTTTGTATAATCATAAAATTTAACTTTCGGAAATTCATTATATAAGCCGTGAATATTCCAGTCTATATCACTAGTACCATTTAAACGTACAGCGGGCTTGAACCCGTTTTTTTTACATCTTAAAATATGTCTTTTTATTTCTATTCTTAACTGATTTAAAAAGCTGTCACGCTCTAAAAAATACCATTTTGTTTTATTAATACGACCTAATTGTACTGAATTCATTTGACCTCTACCAGCTGTATTTAAACAACTTGCCATACAACCAGCGCTTGCCATTGGACACACATTAAAACCGCTTGTCCGTTGTGGCGCTAAATATAGAATTGCGGTCATATATTTGTATTTTTGACCTTTAATTGTTTTAGCGTTGTTATCTATATTCAATAATTTTTTTGATTTATATAATTTCATACTTTCTTTTTTAGGGGTCAAGCGTTGCCTGACCCCACATTTAAGGACAATAAATTAAACAATTAATTGTCAATATCCTATATAATCCTTATTGACAATATTGTCAATAGTGATATAAAAAAAACATAAAGACATAAATAAACAAATGGAGGACAAATGAGTAAAGACACACATAAACAAGTTATTTTTTCGGATAAGAAAATAAAAGTATATGAAAAAATAATAAAAGAGGAAACAGCGGAAAAAAAACGAGAGTTAAATAGAGCGCTTGATAATAAAGTTGATGAAGTCTTTGACAAAAAATATCAATTATTTTTAAAAGATATTAAAGTCAAAAAAGATTTAGAGACTTTAAAAAAAGTCACTCAAGATTTAACAAATTTTGAGCGATCAATAGAAAATAAATTACAAGCTCTAAAAGACGTTGTTAAATCACAAGCGAAAAAAGTTGAAACAATTTGTGAACGTCAATGTAAGATTAACGGCTGGGACGTTTATTTCGGAAATTATGATAATGATTTTCACGATTTTAACTCTAAATTAGAAAAAATTTGCCGTGAGGAATTAACAAAGCAATTTAGAAAATCGACTAAAGAGGGTCAAGAATTAGACGCTATAGACGGTAAAGTTAAAAATCTATTATTAACTTTGAGTTATCCTAATTTAACGGCTAAGGCGGTTGATTTAAATGAGGCATTAAAAAATGGTTCATCTATGTTAACTATTGCTTTAAACCCTAACACTTTAAAAAGAATAGAAAATTAACACTTGACAATATATGGGACAATGGTTTATTGTCCCATATATAAAGATATAAATTAATAATGGAGGACAAATGACAGACTTATTTTTAGACGCTGTTAAAAATATTCAAGATAGTTCTAATTCAGCAAGGCGGTATGGCAAGTTATTCGCATTAAGGGACTTATTAACAGAAATAAATACTATGAAAAATAATATAGATTTTACAAGTTATATTAAAGTTAAAACATTAATAGAGGGGTCAATTAATAAAGTTAAGCAAGATATTAAAAATAATGACAAATTTCCTGACCCTGATTTAGATAAATTATAATATGATTAAATGCTATAATTGCAATAAAGACAATAATTTAATTAAATTTGATATTATAAGCGTTTGTCAAGATTGCTATAAAACCAAAATTATAGACAAGGGGCTTGAGCATAAAGACAAAAAATTAATTGAATTCAGTTTTATATTCAATAGATCATTTAATATAGTAGAATTTCCAAAATGAATAAAAAACAAAAAAAGTTAAGACGTGAGCATTTTAAATTACTTAGAAAATTAGAGGGTTTAAAAAATCATCCTAACTTTATAAAAGAAAATATAGAGGACGCTATTAAAGACGCTCAAAAACAACATTTAAAAGAATTTAATCAATTATGATATTTGACTTGACACTAATAATAGGCGGTTATTTACTATGTTATCTAATATTCAACCTAAAAAAGAACTAAAAAAACCTCGTAAGAAAAAAGATAACAGCAAAAAAACTGATTATTTTTCTAATTGCCGTTGCTGTGGTGAGTATATACGAGGCGATTATAGGTCTAATTTTGACAAAAGATATTGCCAAGATTGCCTTTAATACCGCCCTTGTCACGGAATAAAAAAATCGCATAAAATATAGTTTTTATTAATTTTGACCGCGTGTCTAGCGCGTGACACTTGCAAATCACCGTGAGCCGTGATCCATGTTAAAAACTTTTTGGCGCTTGATCGCTTGTCCGTTATTCATGGATCATGGCGCTTGCGCATTTTCACGTGAAATTTCTAGCTTGTGCCTTGAAAAATAAAATAAAAAATAAAAATTTCTTAAATTATTAGAGGGCTAGTGTATGAGAACTCACACTTAAGTGCATCATCTATACTCACTTTATCGGGTCACTAGCCCTCTAATAATGAGCCGTGAACCAATGGCCACGGCTCAAGGGACTTTTAAGCTGTTTTTCTGTCGTCCTCTTTTTCGTTCATTATCCGTTGAGCGATAACCTCACACACCCACCAAGATAAAAGATTTTTAAAAGTTTCAGCACTATCAACGTTTTTACACCCTCTAAAATTAGAAATCATAAAAGGTATAGTTTCGCCTAAATCTAAAGATAAATTATTTAACTCGTCCCATATTTCCGCCTCATGTTTATCGTAGAACTTAACCGTATCATCATAATAGATTAACTCAGATATTGTGCCACCGCTACAACCATGAGTTGCAACGTCACTTATTAAAAAACGTTTTTCTTTTTCGCCTCTCAATAAAAACTGTCTAATGGTTTCTTTTTTATTCATACTTTACCGTCCTATATTATTTATTATTATCCTATTGACATTATAATTTAATTTTAATATTGTCAATACTGAAAGTGAGGACAATATGAAAAGTAAAAAAACAATAATGATAAATAAACTAGATGTTAAATATCGAGAAATAGAATATTTAGATAATCAAAATGATGTCTTTAATTTTATTTGTGGTTATTTAGACGATAGTCAATTGGCTTTATGTTTAAATTATGCAAAGTCAAAATTAAAACAAGATAAAGCCGAGAGGTTGATATGAAAAATAATTGTCAAGATTGTGACGGCTTAGGTTATTTTACTGATGTAATCTCAACAGGGTTGAGTGATCCAAATGATCCATACCATTACCCACATACAGAACGTTGCGATACTTGTAAAGTATTTGAGGACGACCAAAAAGCCCATAATCATTTAATAGCTACTAATTGGAATTATGCAATTAAAGAGCATATAAAAACAGGGCTTGAAAGTCCCACGCCTTATAAAGTAATTCCATATAAAAATGGAATAGGCATAAAAAAAATTGAGTTTATAAAAAAGAAAAAATAAACTTGATACAAATTTAGTATTCCCTTGACCTGGCCAGGAAAATCCTGGCCAGGTTTTTTTATGCGTGGCGCGTGGTTCTTGGCGCATGGTTATTTAATCTAATAGAGGTACCAACGGCACACCAAAAAATCAAAGTCTTTAGACCGCCATCCCCCCTAAATCTAGATAGGGATCCTAATGTATGTATATATATGCTTGATTTACACGGCCGTAGGGGCTAAAAATACTTTTGGTACCATATGAAAGAAACTATTACAAATTAAAAAAACTCTTGCGAAAAAGAGAGGACATCAAAGAAGGTGTTCAAAGTGATTTTTTAAATTTTGTAAAATATGTTTGGCGAGACTTTGTAGAGGGGTCCCACCACAGGCACATCGCAGATAAGTTTAATCAACTATCCCGTGGTGAAATAAATAGATTAATTATTAATATGCCACCCAGACATACCAAATCAGAATTTGCATCGTGTTTATTACCCGCATGGATGGTGGGCCTTGATCCAAAACTCAAAATCATTCAAGCAACCCACACGGCAGAATTAGCAATTCGTTTTGGTCGTAAGGCAAAAAATGTAATCGACTCAAAAGAATATCAAGAATTATTTAAAACAAAACTTCAAGAAGATTCTAAGGCTGCAGGACGTTGGGAAACAAAACAAGGAGGAGAGTATTTTGCAGCTGGTGTTGGTGGAGCAATAACAGGTCGTGGTGCTGATCTACTAATCATTGATGATCCACACTCTGAGCAAGACGCAATGTCCAAGGACCTTTTAGAAAAAGCATACGAGTGGTATACATCAGGTGCTCGTCAACGTTTGCAACCTGGCGGTAAAATTGTAGTTGTAATGACAAGATGGTCTACAAAAGATTTAACAGCAAAATTAATTAACTCACAGACAGAAGCAAAAGCAGACCAGTGGCACGTGGTTGAGTTTCCAGCGATCATGGACAACAAACCAGTATGGCCTGAGTATTGGAGTTCTGCAGAATTAGAAAAAGTAAAAGCAGTTTTGCCAAATGCAAAATGGAACGCACAGTGGATGCAAAATCCAACTTCTGAAGAGGGTGCAATATTAAAACGTGAGTGGTGGAATAAATGGGAAAAAGATTATATGCCAAATATTTATCACATCATACAATCATACGATACAGCCTTCACGAAAAAAGAAACATCAGATTATTCTGCTATTACCACATGGGGTGTTTGGTACCCTAACGAAGACTCTGGAGCAAACCTTATGTTGCTTGATGCAATCAAGGGACGATATGAGTTTCCTGAGTTAAGACGAGTGGCATTAGAGCAATATAAATATTGGCAGCCTGAAACAGTTATTATTGAGTCTAAGGCAAGTGGACTGCCGTTAACTCACGAGTTAAGAAAGATGGATATACCTGTAACTAATTTTTCCCCTAATCGTGGTAACGATAAATTTACTCGTGTGAATGCTGTTGCACCTTTATTTGAATCTGGTATGATATGGGCTCCTGACGAAGAGTTTGCTCACGAGGTGATTGAAGAGTGTGCTTCTTTTCCATATGGAGATCACGATGATTTAGTTGACTCAACTACACAAGCGATCTTGAGATTCAGACAAGGTGGACTGATAGATCACCCAGAGGATTATGTAGAGGAGATCAAAGAACAGAAGAAAAGGACGTATTACTGATGGTTAAAATTCCGTTAATGTTAGCAAAGCCAGTGCTAAAAAAATTTAGAAAAGAAATTGAAAAATTAAATAAAGCTCAAACATCTGGTGGTGGAAGTTTTAAAAATTTAAACAAAGCGCAATCAAGACTTGATTCTGCTAAAGAATATACTCAAGGTGTTTTAAAAGCAGCTAAAAAAAGATTACCTCCTTCTGCTGTAAAAATGGTAAAAAAAGGTTTTGATGAAGTTGTTAAAAAAAGAAAAGAGTTTAGAGACGCAGTTGCTGAATCAACTGCTAAAAAATTAAAAGGCAGAAAACCAAACTTTAAAGGTGGTCTAATCAAGAAACCTAAACTAGCAAAACGAGGATTTTAGTGGTAAAAAAGCTCACTACCACAATCCCACCTTTGCGTGGACCCAATCCACAGGGGTTGAATGTTCCGTTAAAACAAGTTAAAACGATCAAACTGGAGAAATTAAATGGCAGAAATAGACAAGTCGCTTCCCAATCAGGTAAGAACCGAAGTCGAAGTACCATCTGAAGAAGTCGATGTTAAAGAAGAAGTTGTAGAAAAATTACCCGTAGAAGTAACACCAGAAGAAGATGGTGGTGCAACGATTGATTTTGAACCAGGTGCAATCAACATACCTGGAACAGAAAATCATTTTGATAATCTCGCTGACATTTTACCAGAAGATATTTTAGACCCTCTTGGAAACGAGATGGTGCAAAATTACATGGATTATAAAACTTCCAGAAAAGACTGGGAGCAAGGATACATTCAAGGTTTAGATCTTTTAGGATTTAAATACGAAAATAGAACAGAACCTTTTCAAGGAGCATCTGGTGCAACTCACCCAGTGTTAGCAGAAGCAGTCACACAGTTTCAAGCACAAGCTTACAAAGAATTACTACCAGCAGAAGGACCAGTTAGAACACAGATCATTGGTGTCTCTAGTCCACCCGTTGAACAACAATCGCAACGTGTAAAAGATTACATGAATTATTTATTGATGGATCAAATGCAAGAGTACGAACCAGAGTTTGATTCAATGTTGTTTCATTTACCACTTGCAGGATCAACTTTTAAAAAAGTTTACTACGATCAACTTTTAGGTAGAGCTGTTTCTAAATTTGTACCAGCAGAAGATTTAATTGTACCTTATACTGCAAACTCTTTAGATGATGCGGAATCAATTATACACACAATAAAAATATCAGAGAACGATTTACGTAAACAACAAGTTAATGGTTTTTATTCTGATATTGAACTTGGCCCACCAGGACCAGATACAAATAACGAATTAGAGAAAAAAGAACGACAACTAGAAGGCACTAAAAAAACTGGTAAGCAAGAACCAATGTATAATATTTTAGAGTGCCACGTAAATTTAGATCTTGAGGGATTTGAAGAAGTAGATTCTGAAGGTGAACCTACAGGAATTAAGCTCCCTTACATAGTAACCGTAGAAGAAGCTAGTAGAAAAATATTATCTATTAGAAGAAACTATAATCCTGACGATCTAAAGAAAAGTAAAATCCAATACTTTGTCCATTTCAAATTTCTTCCAGGACTTGGATTTTATGGCTTCGGTTTGATTCACATGATTGGCGGATTAAGCAGAACAGCGACAGCTGCTTTACGTCAGTTATTAGATGCAGGAACCCTATCTAACTTGCCTGCAGGATTTAAACAAAGAGGAGTGAGAGTCCGAGACGAAGCATCACCAATACAACCTGGTGAGTTCAAAGATGTGGACGCACCAGGTGGTAACCTGAGAGAAGCATTTTTTCCACTACCATACAAAGAACCATCAGCAACACTATTACAATTAATGGGTATTGTTGTAACCGCTGGTCAAAGGTTCGCGGCTATTGCTGACATGCAAGTGGGTGATGGTAATCAACAAGCGGCTGTTGGAACAACGATAGCATTATTGGAACGTGGCTCACGGGTCATGTCTGCAATACATAAAAGATTATATGCAGGAATGAAAAAAGAATTCAAACTTTTATCAAAAGTGGTATCGCAATATCTACCACCAGAATATCCATACGACGTGGTCGGTGGAGCACGGAACATTAAACAAGTAGACTTTGATGATAGAATAGACATCA